TCTGTAGGAAAAGTCCGAACTGGCTAAGATTAAAATCAATATCCTGCACATTATACACGCCACGCATGACATACACATCAGGATCATATTTTCTGTCCCTATTTTCCAGGAATAGCATGTCCTGTATGTTTGTGGGGCTTAGAGTATCATATTTAGGCTGCGATGGCGATCCTACTGTATCTGCTGTTGCTTCGGCACCCAAATACTTGTGCATAAGCACGTCGGTGCCACCAACTTGGAACATCTCCCAGGCAGTCTTGTCTATGAACTTGTAATCATTGCCCTTTTCCGGGCGGTATAAACTGAGTCTTGGCATAGTATATGTATTTACCGTTTTCTGCGCAAGGCATAAATAGTAATATGAGCCAAATTGATACAGCAAAACAGGAAGTATTCGACTACGTTAGACTCATGCTAGGTGATGGCATGATTGACGTGGAACTTGACCCGGAACACTACGAAACAGCACTCAAGAGAGCATTGGGTGTATTTAGACAGCGTTCGGACAACTCCGTGGAAGAGAGTTACATAACTCTAAGCCTGGAAGAAAATCAGAACGAATACATATTACCAAAAGAAATTCAGCAGGTAAGACAGATTTATAGACGAAGCGTTGGCTCAAGAACAGGCAGCGGTACGGGCGGTACAGTATTTGAACCATTCAACTTAGCATACACGAATACATACCTACTAAGTTCAACCAACATGGGCGGACTAGCAACATATGAACTATTTGCACAGTATCAGGAACTAGTCGGAAAGATGTTTGGATCATTCATCAACTTTACTTGGAATCCACAGAGCAAGAAACTAATTATTATGCAACGTCCAAGAGGCACGGAAGAAGTTTTATTATGGGCATACAATGATAAGCCTGACTTTGTAATACTGGAAGATGTATATTCAGGACAGTGGATCAAGGATTATACGCTGGCAAACTGTAAGGTAATGCTAGGACAGGCAAGAGAAAAATTTGCATCTATCGCAGGACCACAGGGCGGAACAGCACTTAACGGTGCAAGCATTAAGCAGGAAGGCTTTAACGATATTGAACGCCTAACCATGGAACTTGGAACACAGGTTGCAGGCGGACACGGATATAGTTGGATAATAGGATAATGAGAATATCGGAACTAGTTACAGCGGAAGAACACGACCAAATTTTTAATGAAGTCGCTAAAATGGTTTGGGGTAGAACTTCGCCTAGTGCAAGAGGCGGCAAAACAAAATTACGTTTTAGATGCTCAGTAGGTCCAAGGAAGGGCAGACAGGTAAGCCATCCTTCAAAATGCGTTCAGCAATATCAAGTAGGCAAGGCACAAAAGATGAAAACTACTCGTGCAAGAACTGCACCAACACAGGCTCGCAGACAACAGCGTACCAAATCAATCAATACAGCAAGTGTTTTGGCAAGAAAACTCAACACTGGCAAGCCAGGACAGCCAAAACCATTCTATTAAACACTTGACATTTAATCTAAAGACGCTATAATATAACTTTATAGGAGAGTTATATGATTATAGGCGTTTGCGGATTCATCGGTTGTGGCAAGGATACTGTTGCCGATTACTTGGTAAATTTCCACGAATTCCGCAGAGAAAGTTTCGCAGATTCTCTAAAGGATTCTGTTGCGGCAGTATTTGGTTGGGATCGAACCATGCTGGAAGGTAGGACAAAAGAATCAAGAGAGTGGCGCGAACAGGTAGATCCTTGGTGGGCAGAGAGACTTAACATGCCTACCCTAACTCCCCGTTGGGTTCTACAATATTGGGGCACTGAAGTATGCCGTAAAACCTTCCATGATGATATTTGGATTGCCAGCATAGAAAACAAACTTAGACAGAGCAAGGATAACATTGTAATAAGCGATGTGCGTTTTCCAAACGAAATCAAGGCAATCAAGAATTTAGGCGGTAAGATTATATGGGTTACACGCGGAGAACTACCCGAATGGTATGATGACGCTGTTAAGGCTGTTTCCGGCTCAAATTATCATCTTAATGAAATGAAAAGACGCCAAATTCATAGCTCTGAATGGGCGTGGGTAGATACTAAATTTGATAATGTAATTGCAAATGATAACACTATAGACGATTTATATAATACAGTTAAATCAATAATCAGCAACTAAATCACCTTGCTTCCAGCGTATTCCTTCCTTGGCTAAAACAGTCCTACAATTGGCACACACTGTCTTTAGATTAGAATGTCTACAATTATCCAAGTTTTCATCAACATGGAATACTCTGAATACTTCCTCGTGTTGTGATTTAAAACCGCACTTATCACACTGCTTTTTAATTCTATATCCTGCACGATACCATCTAGGAACACCGTGATGCAAACCATGTGCAGAACAGGCTTCACATAGGCTCCTGTAGTAGGTCTTGCCATTCTTCTTATAGTTTACTGCTCGCGGTCTTAAACCGCATTTACATAACGGTCTCATGCATGTATTTACACCTTTTCTATCCCTTTATTAATAATGCCTTAAAGCACCATTTTTTGATTATTCCGCTAAATACAATATAACAATGCATTACGTAATGAATTGAATTATTACCAGGAGATAACAGCATGGCACTAACATCACCCGGCGTAGAAGTTACGGTAATAGATGAGAGTTTTTATACCCCGGCTGAACCGGGAACGACTCCGCTAATTGTCGTTGCAACGGCCCAAGACAAAACTAATGCCGCAGGCACTGGGGTTGCTTCAGCAACTACGGCGGCGAATGCAGGAAATGCATTTAAAGTGACAAGTCAAAAAGAATTAGTAGATCTTTTTGGAGTTCCAAACTTCGAAAAGACAGCGAGCAATACACCTATTCATGGTTCAGAATTGAACGAATATGGGCTATTAGCAGCATACAGTTTACTAGGTGTTTCGAACGCAGCATTCGTAACTAGAGCGGACGTAGACTTAAATCAGTTACAAAGTTCAGCAGAGGCTCCGGGAGCGAATCCTCCAGACGGAACATGGTGGATTAATACTGGATCTACATCTTGGGGAATCCAAGAATGGAATTCAGCAGCAATCAGCACAACAGGCGGACAGAAATTTGCAGCAAAAACACCTATCGTTTTAACAGACGATGATGCAGCAAAGATTTCAAACAACGCACCACTAGGATCAGTAGGATCAATTGGTGACTATGCAGTTGTTTTTGAAACAGTAGGAACAGCATCAACAGGAACATTTTCATTTGCTAATGAAGTGGCAAGAATGTATCTTAAATCTGCTGGAAATACAGCATCAGGTGTTGCAGCAGGCGATTGGGTACTTGTTGGTTCTCAGGAATGGAGAGCAAGTATTCCAACAGTAATTACAGCACAATTAACAGGTGCAAAAATTACAGCAGCAGCAGGTAATTTTACACTTAACGGAACGTTAGTTACAATAGGTGCTAGTGATACCGTTGACGATATTGTAAACAACATTAACGGATTGAGCATTGCAGGAACAACTGCTAAGAATGTAAGTGATAGAATTTACATCTATACAGATGGAACTTCAAACACCAACGCAAATACAGTTGTTATTGTTGCAGGAACTGCTGATTTAGATGAATTAGAAATTTCAGCAGCGACTTATAAAGGCCCTGAACTGTATCAAAATCCACACACACTAGTTCCACAATGGAAAGGTACTCCAGGAACTGATGCAAATGCAAGACCTACAGGATCTGTTTGGATCAAGACTACAGAACCTAACAACGGTTCAAGATGGAGAGCAAGCAAGTGGGATTCAGCAACAACTAGTTGGGTTTCAGCAGAGGCTCCACTTTATGCAAGCGGACATTCAGCAATTTATTCGCTGGATAGAAGCGGTGCAGGCGCTAACATTCCAGTGGATGATTTATTTGTACAAACAAATGCATTTGAACACAGCATGTATGACGATTCACCGGCAACAGCGGTGTTCCGTGTATGGCGCAGAGCAAATGTAGGTGCAACAACAGTTACTTCAGCAGTAGTTGCTAGCCAATTAACAGCAGATGACTACCAGTTCGAGATTGCAGAATCAATCCAAGGACAGGAAGCATTAAACTCAGCAGTAAGCATTACGTTTGCAAGTTCGGGTTCGAGTTCAGATGCTAACACAATGGCAGCGGCTATTAACGCAGCAGGTTTAACAAATATCGAAGCGGGTGTTACAGCAAACAATGAAATTACTATTTCACACAAACTAGGCGGTGAGTTTAGATTGCGTGATGTGGGTAGAGATGCAATTGGTGCACTATTTACACCATACAATATTGACACAGCAGAAGGAACTGCAAACTTCTACAACTTGTCAGATGCTTCGTTAACAGGCGGACAGAGTCAATTAGCACCAGGTGCTGATGATTCAACTGCTGAAAATAGATATCTTGCTTCAAACTGGCAGCCACTAGCATCAAGTGATTTTTATGCAAGTGCTGACAATCCAGAAGCGGAACCAGCAGATGGACAACTTTGGTACAACCCAGAGTTTTCAGATGTTGATATCATGATACATGATGGAACAACATGGGTTGGTTACAGAAGTGCAACAAGTCCTTACACTGAAGCAGTCAGCGACAGGGCAGGATACACACCAATAGTTGCTGCTTCTAATCCATACATTGCTGGTACAACTGTTGATGGCGATCTTTGGATTTCAACAGCAGATATTGAAAACTATCCAACAATTTACAAGTATGACAGCAACCAATCAGGACCTGCTTCGGAAAGATGGGTATTAGTTGATAAGACTGATCAAACATCAGAAGACGGTGTACTGTTTGCAGATGCACGTTATGG